AAGCTTATGAAAAGTATTAAAGGGATTTCGGTAGAAAGTAGTTTTAAGAGTGTCTGTATCGAATACATGGAATCCTCTTTTACATCCATAATCATTCCAATACAATTGATAAGGATTACCCAGATAGTAAATATTATCTCGATTTGACTTCATGTGATAGTGTCCACTAAACACTTTCTTGAATTTCTTAAACATGGAGACATCCATGCCATTCAGCATCACATGACCAGGATGAGCCTCAAACCCGTTAAGCTCCAAATGCCCCATAGCGACAGGAGCAGAACTTTCTGCAATAGCTCGAAGGGATTCGTCGTAGTTCTCGTCACATATCCAAGGCAGAAAAAGTATAGGAAGACTATCAAAATCAACGGTAGTAGGTCGATCGTGGACAGTGATGTTACTGTATCCCAAGAGGAGTTCGCTTGGGGCATTAATTCGTAGAGTGTTTTTGTAGTAGATGTCATGATTACCTACAAGCATATGCATACGAATGTTCCTCTCTGCCAGAGGATCAAACCACATATCCTTAGATGCTTCCAAAGACATGAAATTGATAGAGCGACGCTTATCAAAAGTATCGCCCAGCGCAATAACTGTATCAATTTTATATGCGTCTATGAATGGTAGGACTACTTGTCCATAAAACTTTTTGTAGTGGTCAATAAAATACTGGTTGTCATTCCGAACACCAAAATGCTGATCGGTAATGAGTAGGATTTTCATCGTTTAGAATTCATTTCGACACGGGACTTGATCTGATTATAACCTGCATCGGCGTCTCCGTCAACCGTAAATACATGGTCGTAACCTGATTTCTCAAGGATCTTGTCCTTGATATCCATCTGTCTCTTTTCTTTAGCAATCCGCCTGAGGAAAGCATAGTATACAATCTGCGTGAAATAAGCAAAGGGATTCTTTGACTTAGCAGGATCAAAATTATCAATATATTGAATACAGTTCTCAATACCATCACAGACCATATCATCTTTATACATGTAATTGATGAAGTTGGGACGATAAGAAAGGTGCGTCGCAATCTTCAAAAAACACCCACCAATGTAATTACTGACTCTGGGTTTAGGTAATCCCTTTTCTTTTGCAATTAAAACTTTCTCGCGATATTTAATGATGGCAGCAAGAAACTCCTGGTTATCAACATAATGTTGTCGCTTTTTGGGTTGAGTTTTCATATACCTTTTCGCTTTGTTTAAATTATAACATAATAGTCAAAACTTGACAACTTAGTGAATTCTAAGTAGAATAACCATGTAAGGGTTCAAGGATAGATCTAGCTATTAGCTTTAAATATCTTTTCTAGTTTTGCTCGGGCTTCATCAATTGTTCCCAAGTATCCTTCTGCTTCTGCGGACTCGACTAGTCGTTTTCCTTTTCGTGCCTCAGCAATATCATCACCAATGATATATGCTTCATACATGAGGACGACAGGACTACTCATAGAAGCAATTGTCATGATGTCCTTTTCCCTGAGAATATAAAACTCTTCGTCGGACATGGGCATCCATTTCGTGAATCCCATACCGCGTAATACTTTGGTGTCGTCAATCTCTTTGGTGATTGTTTGAATCATCACAGGATCAGAAATAAAGCACAATGTTTCACCATTGTCATCAGTCAAGACTGCCTTAGCGAGAATTTCTTCTCCACTTACTAGTTTGAAAATACCGTGGAATTCTTCGTCGTGTTTTGCGAAATTAATCATAAGCTTTTAGTTTTACATCTATGATCTCATACTGAAATTTTTCTTCGTTATATACTTTGATTCTTTCCATCAAGTGATTGAGAGTATAATTGTTCCCTCTATCAGTGGAAATATCATCCGCAATATCATATAATGTTGCTTGTGATTTATTTTGACCTTTCCTTAGAACTCTACCTATGGATTGTAGGTTCCTCACTCTGGACTTAGAAGGAGAGGCAAAAATAACGTTATGTAATCTTTTGATGTTGATCCCTGTTGAGAATGTGCCGTATGAAGCAACGATAATCGCATCATCTGATTGCTCAGTTAATTGACGAATTTCTTCTCGATCATCAACATCCACACCACCATGCACAAAATGCACGGGTCTCTCTGTGTGACTATTTATCAGTTCGTAAAGGGGCACCCCGTGACGTTCTACATAGTTGAAGAGGATAAGTGTATTTCCTTTAAGATCGCAAGCAAGATTACGGATGAATTTGTTGCGACCTTCATGTTCAACTAGGTAACCAATTTCATCTTGGTAACCTTCAAATAATTTTTCCTCATGTTTACAGAGGACAATCTTGACTTTTAATTTTGCAACATGTCCTGCTTGCATCAATTGTGCAGTTCTTGTAACTTGAGAGCATCTACCAAATAGACCTTCTAATACAAGTTGGTTGACATTCGCACCGTCTAATGTTCCTGTAAAACCAATTCGATACTTACATTCATGCAACTTAGACATCAGCGTAGTAAGAGATTTAGCTTTGAATTGGTGAGCCTCGTCACCGATCACAACGTCAAACCGATCAAACCACTTACGCGGTTCCTTGTAGATAGACTGCCAAGTGGTAATTACTACGCTATGGTCCGTGTATTTTTCTGCCCCCGCATATATCTTGTGACAATCTTTGGTCGCCATCCATCCGTATTCTTCAAAGTCTTTATACATCTGCTCGACAAGAGACGTAGTAGGGACTACAATTAATACGTTTCTATCAACATTCGTATGGAATCTAACTAATGCATAGATCATCAGAGACTTCCCTGATGCTGTGGGGGATAATAGTAATCGTCGGTTGTATTTCAGTGCTTCGTATATTGCCTTATATTGATAATCTCGAACCTGAAGAGACGGGGGTAGGCACAGTGATTTTACGAACCCTACAACCGACCTGGGAGTGATCATAGGATTCTCTGACAGAGGATGACCAAAATACTTACAATCTTCTACCTTACAGTCATACCCTTTCTTATCTACCCAGTCTAAAAGATAGTCGATAAGACCACAGTAAATTTCTCCCGTCCCTGGCGAGTAGAGACGGATCTTTCCATCCCAACCTTTGTAGCGACGAGTCTTTTGCATGAATTTTGCAGACTCTACTTCAAAGGTAAAGAAGTCAGCTAATTCATAATTGATATGAGGTTCTGCCTCAACTTTTAAATAAACTTCGTTCTTCTTCTTGATAATCAAATCAGACATACGGGGGTCCATAAAACCATGCTACAAGAGATTTTCTTACTCCAGATGTGACAGGGCGAACCCGATGCCATTGATCACCTTGGAAAAAAATAGCAGACCCAGGTTTCAACTTAAAAGTTTTATACCTTGGATCTGCATCTGGTCTATATATCTCCAAATCAAACTCGCCCCCTTCGTAATCATCATTTAAGAAGAGAGTCATACTAATCTTTCTTACATTACCCCTGACAGGTTTTGGATGTTGATCCACATGCCAGTCGTAAAAATCGTCTTTACCATAGATGCCATATTGGACTGCTTCTACACCAGTGATACTTAGATTCCAATGTGCATCATGATTAATTTTTTTCACCATACGCAAAAGCATGGACAGGAGTTCACGATCCCCTATCCATGCTATTTCAGAACTTCTATTTGATTGTCTGCTATTAAATATTTTACCCCGTTCCCAATTCAAGTCTCCACTTAAGACTCTATTGACGATGTTCATAGCCTGTCGATTGAAGACTACATCCTTATAATATAATCCGTAGTTCATTAGAATCCATTCTGAAACCTCTTCCACTCGATAGCATTTTTGATATGGTATGTGCGGCTGTTAATCATCCGCAAGACCCCATCAAGGAAGAAGAGCACTTGATCTATGTATTCAATCTTATATTGACACTTTTGAATGTCGGTATCTGCTTCGATAAACATTGTGATCTCTTCCTTAGTGGTAAGTTTGAGATCAAATGGCATCTCTTTATATACAGCAGAGGGTGCTTTACCCTTGTAGTATATCCATTTTTCCTTTAGTAATCTTTTCATTTCCATCTCACGTTCTTTTTTCATGAGGGAATATGTATTGTGATACTCCATATATTTCATATGAAGTTGAGGGATTGCTAAGGAGTCATTATCATGAAGATCATCATCCAGAACGGAATCAACCTTCCACATGTCTTGTAGACTTTCCAGATTCATAACGATACTTTAGTGCTTGTAAATGCCATGCTTGTGCTAGACTTTTGGGTCCTTCTTTTAGAAGTGTTCTCTCTTCAGGAGTGAGAACATAATGATCAAGCATGTGTTGTTTCCATTCTATCATCTTCTAGTCGAACTGTTAACATTTCTGATTTCATACAGAGTGTATTGGAATGTTGCTGTCGCAATCATGAACTCATTATCAGTTCTAGACACATCAAATGCCAGTGTTGACAGTGCAATGGGAAATAAGTCTTTAAATACAACGTCAAAGTTTGCATTATTATTGTTATTCAAAACTTGCAAAGTTGCATCTGAGAATCTAACATCTTCTGATGGAGACTCTGCATACTTTTCTTTCCAGTCTTTACGTTCATCGTAATACTGAGGAGTTCCTAATGCACGCATCCAATTATGCAACTCCATATAGTTTCTTAGATCTTCATCCACAATGAAGTCTAGTGACAATACATTGTAAATGACATTGCCTTCTCTTGGCATACGAACTAAACCTGCCGTTGGGATATCGACTGTCCCCAACGTTAATTCAGGAATCTCCGCTTTCTGGCACAAGAAAGAAACCTTCTTTGCTTTGTCCAATAAGAACAAGAATCCAATTGGAGAAAGAAAGTTTCTATTTGTTAATTGTTCGCTATACCAGCTTGCCATTTGTCTATTTCTTCTTGAGTGGGAACATTAATTCTGAAGGCAAGACCTTCTTCTTCAAACTCCTCGTTCATTTTTTCATATGTTTCAGGAGTAATTTTTTCAATCACGTTGTCTCCAGTCGTCAGGTTTATCTCTTTGGAACCAATCTACAATTTCATCGGCACCTTCAAACCCCGTTTTGTAATTAGATGGGTCGGGGTCGCCTAATCCCATCTTATTCATAAAATCATCCATGCTACCCTCTTGAATATCTTGAGCAGCTTGACGACGTGCTTTGTTTAACCAGTCTCTTGCAAGTGTATGTGCCTTGGCAAGTTTTTCTGCCCAGATCATATCTTCTAAAGGAACTTGTTCCTTATTTGCAATGCATCTACAGATAGACTCCAGTCGGAGTCGATACTTAGTTGACAGCATGTTAGTTCGTCTTCAGTTTGTCTTTTAAGTCAAGAACCTTATTGACCTCATCGATCGCACTAGTCATTCTATCACCTAGAATGTTCATAATGTCTTCGTAGATGACTTCGTTGTCCACATAGTCATCGAAGTATTTGTCGATTGCTTCTTTCAGGTATCTTTTACGATGCCACTCTGGTGAGTATGGTTTATAGTCCATGATATAGGAGTCAGAGTAAAATTATTTAGCATAAAAAAAGAGGGGCGATTTTGCCCCCCAGTTACTTCCTTCACACGGTAGTTTTATTTATAAGGTTTCATTTCATAGCAGTAACCTCTTACAAATTTTCTTACATTGATTTTGGTGTTGGATATCGCACTCAATCAAACACTCGTAGTAGTCATTAATTTTTTGATTCTCGACAGTCAATTCGTCTATAGTATCTTCAAAATGACGCCACTCGTTTAGTTGATTGCGCGAGGAAAGATTGTGCATGATCTCACTCCATAACTGGGAACAATAATATAAGTTGAGTTTGGGATCATTTTTCCACCTCTCATAATTCTATTACTACTTATATGCAATGTGTGCGTTTTCTGACCACTTGACTTAACTCTTATTTTTTGTATATAAGAATACACAAAGTATTGTAACCATAAAAAAAGGACCCCGAAGGGTCCTTAGTTCAAGTATGCCCATTAGGGCTGACATCACATCAGGTTAGCAACCTGGACGCGACGATAATACTTGTTGGAGTTAGCGGTCAGTGCGCCAGAACCCTGAGTCAGACCCTGTGCGAAGGGGTTCGAGACCATGCCGTAGCGAGTCTTGAAGCCGATCTTGGGCTGGAAGGTGTTCGGGTTGATTGCACGA